ACCACAAGACGGCGATGCTGGAGGGCGGCGAATGGCGGGCAACTGCTACGACCGCCGATCCGACCACGGTCGGGTATCACCTCTCGGCGCTCTATTCGCCGGTGGGCTGGCTCAGCTGGTCCCGCATTGCCCGTGGCTGGGAGGCGGCCCAAGGGTCGGACGAGGCGATCAAGGCATTCCGCAATACGATCCTCGGCGAGACATGGGTCGAGAGTGGTGAAGCGCCGGACTGGCAGCGACTCTACGACCGCCGCGAGGCGTGGAAGCCCGGCACGGTACCAGCGGGCGGGTTGTTCCTGACCGCCGGGGCCGACGTCCAGAAGGACCGGATCGAGGTCGATGTCTGGGCCTGGGGTCGCGGCCTCGAAAGCTGGCTCGTCGACCACGTCGTGATCGAGGGCGGGCCGGATCGGCATGACGCGTGGTCGGAACTGACCGCGCTGCTGGACAGGTCCTGGCCACATGAACGCGGCGCGCATCTTCGCATCGCGCGGCTGGCCATCGACACGGGCTATGAGGCCCCGGCGGTCTATTCCTGGTCGCGGGCGCAAGGCTTCGCACAGGTCTCGCCGGTGAAGGGCGTCGAGGGGTTCAACCGCTCGAGCCCGGTGTCGGGCCCGACCTTCGTGGACGCGACCCAGGGCGGCAAGCGCCTGCGGCGCGGCGCGCGGCTCTGGACCGTGGCGGTGTCGACCTTCAAGGCCGAAACCTACCGTTTCCTGCGGTTGGAGAGGCCGACGACCGAGGAGCGGGCCGAGGGTGCGGTCTTCCCGCCGGGGACGATCCACCTTCCGACATGGGTCGAAAGCGAGTGGCTGAAGCAGTTCGTGGCTGAACAGCTGGTGACGGTGCGTACGAAGCGCGGCTTCGCCCGACTGGAATGGCAGAAGCTGCGCGAGCGCAACGAGGCGCTGGACTGCCGGGTCTACGCCCGCGCCGCTGCCTGGATCGCGGGCGCGGATCGCTGGCCGGAAGCTCGGTGGCAGGATCTGGAACGGCAGTTCCCGGACCGGGACGCAATTCGGGCCGAGAGCGGACCAACGCCGGCGCGTATTCCAGGGACTCCACAGGGGCCTCGGCGCAGGACGGTGCGCTCGACCTATATGGGCTGACCTTCGGAATTATTGCTGTCGCAGCGCACGGCTGCGGGTGAAGGCCTCGAGGGAAACCTTGCGCCGGGTGGCAAGATCGCGGACCCGCGCCGCGATCTCGGGTTCGCCAAAGTCCACCGGATTGAAGGGGCCGCCATACCAGCGGACCATGTCCTTGTGCTGCGGATGGCGACGGTTCGCGATGGCCTCGACGAACTCCATGAAGCCGGGTGGGCCACCAACATCTTCGGGCGGCGCTGTGCGCTCGCCCGCGATGAACAGCGGATAATCCGTGCCAGGATCGGCCGCGCCGACGTGTTCGACAAGGACGCGGTGCTGCCAGTCGTCCCCGAAATCGTAGGTGTAGAGGAACTCGGTGACGCCGCGATCGATCAGCGTGCCGAGGCGCATGCCCTTGGCCTGATAGATCTTGCGGCCCCACACCGCGTCCTCGGGATCGGGTTCGCCATAGACCCTGTCGCCGACCCGGAAGTCATAGAGGTGATGGTTCTCCCACGGCATCACCGCCTGGATGATTTCGTGCAGGGCGCGGAGGTTGGTGGTCAGGCTGACCTCGAGCTCACGCCAGATGCAGGGCTCGAGATGCAGCAGTTCGATGCGAAGGCGGGCAATCCGGTCGGTCATGGCAGGCCTGGTCGGGATGGGGCACTGGCAGGATAGAGGTAGGCGGAAATGGCGACAATCACGGACCTCCGCGCCCGCCGCGAGGCGTTGGCCGCACAGCGTGCCTCGGGCGTGGCCCGGGTCAGCTATGACGGAAAGACGGTAGATTACCGTTCCGTGGCTGAGATCGACCGTGCCCTCGAAGCGCTGGATCGCGAGATCGCGGCGGCCGAAGGGCGGCGGATCGTGCGGCAAGTGCGCGTCATCACGGAAAAGGGGCTCTGAGCATGGGGCTCTTCGACAGGTTCCGCGGCGGGTCCATTCCCGGCCGGGCGAGCGGCAGCCCTGCAGCCGTGCGCGCTCGGCTCGAAGGGGCCATGGCGCGGCGACGGCTCAAGGGCTGGAATCCACCGCTCGAGAACATCAACGCGCTGGTGGCCTCCGGCGGTCCGCGCCTTCTGGCCCGTGCCCGCGAACTGGTTGTCACCAACGGTTATGCGGCAAACGCCTGCGAGGCCTTTGCGGCAAACCTGGTCGGCGACGGGATCAAGCCGTCCTCGTTGATCGAGGATGCGGGCCTTCGCGATCGGGTCCAGAAGCTCTGGTTGGCATGGACGGACGAGGCCGACGCGGACGGGCTGACCGACTTCTACGGGCTGCAGGCCATGGTCGCGCGCGAAATGTTCCTCGCGGGCGAGTGCTTCGTGCGCCTGCGCTCCCGGCGTTCGGAAGATGGGCTGATGGTGCCCATGCAGTTGCAGCTTCTGCAGTCGGAGATGCTGCCCTTCGAAAAGACTGAAACTGCACCCAACGGCAACCGCATCCGCTGCGGAATCGAGTTCGACGGGATCGGGCGGCGGGTGGCCTATCACTTCCGCCGCCGCCACCCGGGCGACAGCACCGATCAGCGGGTGGCGGTGCCGGATACTGTCCGCGTCCCGGCCGGGAACGTTCTGCACATCTACCGCCCCATCGACGCGGGCCAGATCCGCGGCCTGCCGCATGTAGCACCTGCCATGGTGCGGCTGTTCCTGCTCGACCAGTACGATGACGCTGAACTCGACCGGAAGAAGACCGCGGCGATGTTCGCGGGCTTCATCACCAAGACCGCGCCGGAAGAGCCGATGATGGGTGAAGGCGCGGCCGATACCGAAGGTGCCGCGATTGCCAGCCTCGAGCCCGGCACGATGCAGGTTCTGCTGCCGGGAGAGGACGTGAAGTTCTCGAGCCCGGCCGATGTGGGCGGGGGCTACGAGGCGTTCCAGTATCGCACGTTGCTGGCGGTCTCAGCCTCGCTTGGTCTGCCCTATCACCTCGTCACCGGCGATGTGCGGCAGGCGAACTACTCGAGCCTTCGGGCCGAACTGGTCGAGTTTCGGCGCCGCATCGGCCAATTGCAGCATGGCGTGATCGTGCACCAGTTCTGCCGTCCGATCTGGGCGCGCTGGATGGAAACCGCGGCGCTGTCGGGCGCGCTCGATCTGCCCGGGTTCGGTGCCGAACCCGGCCGATTCCGCGCAGCACAATGGATCCCACCGCGCTGGGACTGGGTCGATCCGCTGAAGGATATCCAGGCACAGGTCCTCGCCATGGAGGCGGGCATCACCTCGCGGCGCAAGGTGGTCGAGGCCACCGGCTACGACGTCGAGGAGGTCGACCGCGAGAACGCGGCTGACGCCAAGCGGTCGGCCGATCTGGGCCTCCGATACCGGACGAGCCCCGGCGAGACGCAAGGCGCGCGGGCAACGCCCACAAGGCTGCCCGACCCGGAAACCGATGGATCCGACGCGAGCGCGCAATCCGAACAGGAGTGACAGGATGAAGAGCTGGTACACGATCCGCGCCCGGGGCACGGGCGCGGAAGTGCTGATCTACGACGAGATCGTTGCCTATGGCGTCAGCGCCAAGGGGTTCCTCGCGGAACTCGGCGCACTGCCGGACGGGGTGCCCGTCGATCTGCGCCTCAACAGTCCGGGTGGCTCGGTCTTCGACGCGGTGGCGATCTACAATGCCCTCCAGCGGCATGACGGAACGATCACCGTCTGGATCGACGGCGTGGCCGCCTCGGCGGCCTCCTATGTGGCCATGGCGGGTGACGAGATCGTCATGCCCGAGAATGCCTTTCTGATGATCCACGACCCTTCGGGGCTGGTCATGGGCACCGCCACCGATATGCGCGAGATGGCCGATACGATGGACAAGATCGCAGGCGGCATGGTCCGAGGCTATGCGGCAAGGTCCGGACGCACCGAAGAGGAAATCGCGGCCCTGATGGCGGCCGAGACCTGGTTCGATGCGGAAGCGGCCCTCGAGGCGGGGCTTGCAACCCGCATGATCGAGCCGGTGCGGATTGCAGCCAGCTTTGACATCGCGCGGTTCCGCAACGCGCCACCCGCACTGGCGGAAGCCATCGCTGATCCGGCTTCCGAGAGCGATCAGGACGTCAATGAAGCCGCCGGAGATGTCACAGGCGACGAGATCCGCGACGAGGCTCTCGCGATCCAAGGTGAACCCGAGCCTGAGCCGGGCACACCGCCAATTCCCGACCCTGTGGTGACAGGCATCGATCCAACCGCCATCCGGCGTGACGCCATCGCCCATGCCCGCGCCGTGGTCGACCTCTGTCGCCTTGCGGGACGGCCGCAGATGGCCGGGCGCTTCCTCGAAGAGGACGCCAGCCTCGATGCGGTGCGCAGCAGCCTTCTTGCCGCGAGGGCGGAGGCGGAGGCGCAGATCAGCCCCCATCACCCGCAACCCGGGCCTACTCCCATCGCCCGTCCCTGGGGCGACGTGATCGCCCGCACCTTCAAGCTGAAAGGATGATCTTCCATGACCACGCTGACCGAAGGCAGACACGCGGGCGGCTTCCTCGTCTGGGAAGCGTCGCGCGACTACACCCGTGACACCGTCACCCTCACCTCCGGCGCGGGCAAGCTCGACCCCGGCACGGTGCTGGGCAAGATCACCACGGGCGGAAAATTCACCCAGCTTGCCCCCGCCGCGTCGAATGGCAGCCAGAACGCCGCCGGGATCCTGTGGGGCCACGCTGACGCAACGGCCGCCGATGCCGCTGCCGTCGTGGTTCTGCGCGGCCCGGCCATCGTCAACCGCAATGACCTCATCTGGCCCACGGGCGCGACGGAACCGCAGATCGCCGCCGCCACCGCGGCGCTGGCCGCGCTTGGCATCCTGCTGCGCTGAACTCTTCATCGAAAGGACATCCCCATGGCGACCATGGACATCTTCGAAGGCGATGCCTTCTCGATCATCGAACTGACCCGCGCGCTGGAGAACATCCCCTTCAAGCCCGCGATCCTCTCGGGCGCGAACCTCTTCGGGCCCCGCGGCGTGCGTGCGCGCACCGTGGTCATCGAGAGCCGGGACGGCACGCTGCAGCTGATCCCGTTCTCCGAACGCGGCTCGGCCTACGAGAGCCAGGTGCCGGAACGCCGCGAGATGCGCGCCTTCGTCGTGCGCCAGTTCAAGAAACAGGATGTGCTCTGGGCCTCCGAGATTCAGGGCATCCGCGACCACGGATCGGAAACCGCGACCCAGCAGGTGCAGACCGAGGTGGCCCGCAAGCTCGGCCGGCTCCGGAACGACGCCGAGGCCACCTTCGAGTTCCACCTCTTCAACGGCATTCAGGGCGTGGTGAAGGACCCGAAGGACGGGGCGACGGTGGTCAACTACTTCACAGAGTTCGGCATCACGCCTGCCACCGAGGTCGACTTCGACCTCGACAACGGGAGCCCCGCGTCGGGTGCGCTGCGCAAGCGCTGCCAGGCGCTGATCGAAAGCGTCGAGGACAGCCTTGGCGGGCTGGCCGCCGGTCAGGTCCAGCTGCGCGCCGAATGCGGTTCGGCATTCTTCGCCGATCTGGTCGCCCACAAGGAGGTGCGCGAGACCTATCTCAACACCGCAGCCGCCGCCGACCTTCGCGGCCGCGTGGGCGAGGAGGTCAGCTTCGGCGGCATCACCTTCCGCCGCTACCGGGGCGGCCTCGGCTTTGGGGTGCCGACGGACAAGGCGTACTTCTATCCCGAGGGGGTCGAGGGCCTCTTCGAGATCTACTTTGCTCCAGCCGACACCTTCGAGACTGTGAACACGCTGGGCCTGCCGCTCTATGCCCGCATGATCCCCGACCGGGATCGCGACGAATGGGTGCGCCTCGAGATCGAGAGCAACCCACTGCCGATCTGCACCCGCCCGCAGGTGCTGCGTTCGGCGCGGCGGACGTGATGACGGCCTACCGGGCGCGGGGGCGGTCCCAGATCATGCCGGCAAGGCGTGGGTCCGGGGCGAAGCTGTCCTTCGGGAACTCGATCCCGAGGCGCGGATGCTCGCGCAGCGCCTGCGCGCCGGTAGGGCCGATCCGGATGCGCCAGGTCTGACGCTCGACCGGCTGCGGGGCGGCAAAGGCCCGGCAGGTCAGCACGGCAAGGTTCGCACCCCGGGCAGGATCGCGGACAGAGGCGTAGCGGATCACCTCTGCACCGATCGCGCGGGCCTCCTCGGCCAGATCCTGGCAGGCCGCGTATTCTGTGAGGTGGGTCCAGACAGCATGATCGGTGGCCAGTGCCCCGGCCGTCAGGTCGACCGCCACGGGCGTTGCGACATCCGCCGAGAAGGCGGTGTATTCGGCCGCATCGTCGGGAAAGGGTGTTTCGGGGCTCTCGGCGTAGAACAGGAAGCGGTAGAAGACCATTTCGGCCGCCGCTGTCTCGGGCGCCTCGGCCCCGTACCAG